CTGCTTATGTTAATGTCCCAACTGGCCAAGCCATTGCAATTGAATCTGTAGACTTCATCAATCAATTTGGTGTAGATTATGGTGGAGATGTGTTTCTTCCTCTGGTAGCGAACGGTGGGATTACCTTCCAACTCACTGATCTTAACCCGGGTGCTGGATTTATTCGGGCTGACGGACATAGTTTGATTGCCTCTGGAACTCTGAACATCGATAAAGTAAACTGTATCGCTTCTCATTCCAGCGACTTCTACCCAGATAATTTCGGCCCAACTAATTTGTCTGAAGCATTCTTGGTAGTCAATGACACACTGTATCTAACCTCTGGTATTGATTCATCGGCTGCGTTCTCTGAGATTTATACAACTGTTAGGATTAGATGCCGAGTTGTTAAACTTTCAACTAAAGACTGGATGGCCATTGCAATACAATCTACTGCAGAGGCATGATACTATGGCTTGCGCTACTTGCAAGTTATTGCAAGAATTGCTCGAAGCAGCAGGAGTTGAAACCTCTCTCGCTCAACCAATCTCTGAAAAGGTAGGGAAACCAATAGAGAAGAAGATCAAGCGAAAGGCTTCAGAGTATTCTATCAAGTACGGAAAGGCATTCAAGAAGATTGCAAAGAAGTACCAGAAGAAAGCAGGCGGCTGGAAGAAGAACGGTTTCAAGCGAGCACAGAAGGAAGCACATAAACTAGCAAAGAGGATGAGATAATATGTCAAAAGCCAAATCAACAACGAAAGCACTAACTGGCCCAAGACAACTTAAACTTCTTGTTCCTAAGTATGGGGAAACCTATGATGCAGTAAACAACCGCTTCCCCGCAGCCAATAACTGGCAACACTCTGGAGATAGTGTCTACTACGAAGGTCAAATAGATGTGAACCTATCCTTAGATGATTTGACTATGGTTCCGCAATCGATGTTTCTTCAAGATCCGGGAACATATGAAAGAACTGCATCTTTGGCTGGCGACCCAGAGAACCAACTAATTGTTATCGATATTGTTTCAGTTAAACAATTAAGAGTGGCTCAAGTTATTGCTAATGCACAAGCCGGTATTTATCCGGGTATGTTAGGTTCTCCTGATGACTTTAATCAAATACTAATGGGAACTTATAGATTGATGGCACAGAATACTAATGTTCCTCAATCTAGTGTAATTCAAAACACTATTGATGTCAAAGACTTTTCTTCAGCAACTCCATTCGCACAAGATACTCTCTGGTGTTATCGAATACTTATTCCAGAGACTTCCGCGCTCGCTGGAGTATTCTTGGGATGTCCAGCGTCAAGGTTCCTTTGTCAAGTCGTAGTCGGTCAAGAACCCGATTTAGCCTATATGATGAGACTCAAGAACTCATACGAACTCCAACAGTCGTGATTAAATGGGCTATTACCTCAAAGGCCGTCTTGCGATCTTCTCATGGATGGCTTACGAAACATACAGCGACGTAACAGAAAAAGAAGGGGATTGGTTTTGGGATGCGTTTCATATCACTCAATTTACTTTAGGTTCAGTTTTTCTTTTTATGCCAGAGATACGATTCGTAGGGCCCAAGGTTGCGGAAGGTGGACTTAATGCTGCTGGAAGATTGGCATTAGCGGCTGCAAGAACTCCAGTAGGAACTGGAGTTATTGGTGCAGCAGTAATTTATGCCGGTGGGGTGGCTGTCTCTTCAAGGATAGATGAGGAGCATGGTGTTGAGAACTTCATCGGCTTCACTACTGGGGGTGTCTATGGTGAAAGTGATATTCATTATTTAACAGGCGATGCAATGGACTCTGGTTATTTCAATGTTCCAAAGAATATATCGATTATTGGAGAGCATTATTATTCTGAAGGAAAATCTTGGGCTTCTAAAAAGAGAGAAGAACTCAGAGAAGATGCCATGAGATGGTGGATTGGACCTAAACCGTTTGGACTTTAATCATTGATCTTGAGGCCATTCATCTTCAGAAGACTCTCGATTAAAACATTCATCGCACATTTGATAACAAACTGCATAAGAACATTCTTTGCAGTATTCCCAAACACACCCACAGTCATCAACCTCGCCTGTGCAGTTCAGATGTTTTCCATCACAAGTCATTCAGAAGCCTCCTCGATAAGTTTCATGTTCACACAGATTTGATTTCCACACTCTGGACACATCCAAATGTATCGGCGACCTTCAACAAAGCCCGCAGGATGTTCTTCGCCATCCCAAATGTGAAGTTGGTCCATTCCAATTGGGCCATTTAATCCGCAACCGCAAGCGACTTGCATACAGAATGCACTCATTCTTCATCACCTTCTGGTAATTTTAATTGCACTGAAGGCACCAGAGTTAGTTTCCATCCACATGAGCAGTTTCTCATCGCTTTAGTGGGGTAAACTCGCTGTAAATTGCAGGCTTTGCACTTGAAAAGGTATTCTTCTTTGGGTAAATCGTTCTCTTCGAGTAATTTTTTACGAACCCAGAGAGAGAAGTTATCCTTCTTCTGGGCTATTTCAAACGAGTTCGGGCATAATGTGATTAATTTTTGTCGCATTAATTACCCCTAACAAGTATGCCGTATATATATACGCTAGTGTAAAAAAGTTACTTGAGGAGTTATTAGGGGTGGCTACCCATAGGGGTGGGTGTGGAAGGGGGTTCATTCTATGGTGCGCCCGTATAGAGAAGATAGAAGTGATGGGGAGGGAGTGTAATAATGAAAGTAGGTTTACTTTATACACCGTCAGCGATGGGGAGGTTGTATGACCACCTCAAAGACTGGCTCTTTTTATCTGACTGAAACTGTGAACATACCTGCTGCTGCTGCTGCTGGAACAAGAAACCAAGCAACTATCGATTTATCTGCTTATGTTAATGTCCCAACTGGCCAAGCCATTGCAATTGAATCTGTAGACTTCATCAATCAATTTGGTGTAGATTATGGTGGAGATGTGTTTCTTCCTCTGGTAGCGAACGGTGGGATTACCTT